ATCACGCCTCCACCTCCACGATCTGCAGCGTAGGGTAACGCCGCTCGAACATCTGCCGCTTCATCCGGTATTCCCGCGTCCGCATGCCCTTCACGTCCTCGACGGTGTTCGTCCCGTCCGACCAGCGGATCAGGAAATCCGCGACGTATTCAATCTTGCCGAACGTAATGTCGCCCTTCTGGAAGCCCTCCTGCAGCAGAAACCGCGGCTGAAGGATGAACCATTCGATCACGCCGGCTTGCTGGAGGGCCTTCAGTTCGCAGTACCGGTTCGCCTCAGCCTGTGAGTCGAATGTGATGCCGTCGACGCGTGTCTTCTCGTTCCGGTACTTGCTGCGCTTCTTGCCGTCCAGGTACGCCCGATACTCTTCAACCGTCATGCGTTCCATCACGCCCATCGCCTCCGCTCGTCAGGTTCTGATCGGCGCGCCGGCTGCTCACCGTGCCCGCGGTCGAGGCTCACGAACTTGTTGAAGTTCTTCAGGAACACGAGCTCGACCGTTCCGACCGGGCCGTTCCTCTGCTTCGCGATGATGATCTCGACGATGTTTTTGCGGTCGGTATCTTGCTGATAATAGTCCTCGCGGTATAAGAAGGCTACCACGTCCGCCGTCTGCTCGATTTCGCCAGACTCCCGGAGGTCAGAAAGCATCGGACGCTTGTCCTGCCGCTGCTCGACTGCGCGGCTCAGCTGCGACAGGGCGATGATCGGAACATTGAGTTCTCCGGCAATCTGCTTCAGGTTGCGAGTGATTTCCGACACTTCCTGTTGCCGATTTTCGTTCCGGCGTCGATTCCCTTTGATCAACTGCAAGTAGTCGATAATCACCAGCCCGAGACCGCGTTCCTTCTGCAACCGCCGGCACTTCGCCCGGATCTCGCTTGTTGAGATGGCGGCACTATCGTCGATATGGATTTCGCGTTCCGAAAGCGCTGTGACCGCCATCGTCAGCTTTTCCCAATCGTCGTCAAATAGGTTTCCAGTTCGCAGACGCGCCGAATCGAGGCTAACTTCCGCGCAGATCATCCGCTGGATGAGCTGACGCGTCGACATTTCGAGACTGAACACGGCAACGGTATCGGTCTTTCCGACATGTTGTGCTATGTTCAGCGCGAATGCCGTCTTCCCCATGGATGGTCGGGCTGCCACGATGATCAGGTCGCCCTTTTGGAAGCCTGCCGTCATTCGGTCGAGATCCGTGTAACCCGACTCAATGCCAGTGATTCCGCGGCCGTCGCGGTTGTGAAATTGATGCTCAATGCTCTCGTAGGTCTCAACCAGCGCCGATCCGATCGGTACGAAATCCTTTTTCGGCGTAATCTCATCGCCGAGGGACGCCGCAATCTCCTGAACTTTGGCCACGAATTCTGAACCTGATCCCGCTGGCGAATTTGCCAGCGACCGGACCGCATAAGCCGCGCGCCTGTGTACGCTGTGTTCTTTAACCGTCCGGGCGTAGAACTCGACATTTGCCGCCGTCGGCACGATGCTCAACAGTTGGGAAAGGTAGTCGACGCCTCCGATATCAGCAAGCCGCTGCTTGTCTTGGAGTGCTGCGGTCAACGTTACAAGGTCAATCGGCTGGCCTTCCTCGTCGAGCTCTATCATCGTCTGGAAGATGGTCCTATGCGCCGCATGATAGAAATCATCAGGCTTTAAGATATCGGCTGCCGTAATCAACGTCTCTTGCTCCAACAGGATTGAACCGAGGACGGACTGCTCCGACTCCGTACTGTGCGGCGCGATCATTTCTCCGGGCGGTTCAGGCGGAAGGGGATGGCTTTCGTGCAACACGTCTTGCAAGGCGCCTCATCTCCTCCCGAATATGATCCGGACAGGGAACCGCTGTCTCCCGCCATCGCTCCATCTCGGCGAGCATCTTCCGCGTTTCTTCGACGCCGGGGATCGTTGAGATTTCCGGATCCTGACGGCCGGCCCGAATTTCCGCGATGGTAGGCGGATATTTTTCGTTCCTGATGTGACGATCAACGTTCTGATCCGCGAGTTCAAACGGAATGTCGTTCAGATACCGATATGCCTCATTGACGGCTTCAATGCTGGCGTCAAACGCCGGGAAAAACCGCTTGATCTTCTTGAAAAGGCGGGCGATCTCGACTTTGTCCACGTCGCATCTCCTCCTCTGCGATAAACTTATCGAGTTCGTCGAGCTGTTGTTGCTGGCGCGATTTACGCACAGGATCACCACGATTCTGTCGCGCAGCGTCATGTGCGTCGTCCAACTTGATCGCTTGCTCCAACGTCCGAACGCCGTTCTTGAAGTAGTTCTCAACGATGGCGCGGATGAACTTGAAGTTGTACCCGGTTTTTCCGGTGTCCGAGGCTCGCTCAAATGCCCGAATAATGACCGCCTCATCCATGCCATCCTCGATGTAGCTGGAGAGTTGTTGACTCTGCATGGGATTGCAGTGGAAACCGAACACCCGTTTGTGTGCTTGTTCGAATGTCTCGCGCGCGGGTGCGTTATCCATCAATCCATCATTACTTGGTTTAGGTACGGTTAGGGTTACGTCAGACGTCCGTTCGACGTCCTGCGGATGTCCGGCGGACGTCTTATGGACGTCCTTTTTCTTTCGTTCTTTTCTCTTCCGCTCAGCGTCAGCAATGCGCCGCTCGATCAGTTTGCCGGCGTATTCATACCAGTCGTGGATTGATAGGTTGCCGTCATCGCCCCGATCAACGAACCCGGAATCGACGAGAGAATCGACAAAAAGTCCGGCATCACCCGGCCAGTCAGCAGCAATCGCGATATCTTCGGGGTCACAGTGGGAGAGGTCTCCGTCCTGCGCATATTCCATCGCCCACCACCAAAACAGATGCAGATGGCCAATCGCTTGAGCGATGCTGATATTCAGTTTTCTGGCCAACTTCAACGTTTTGGGGTGCTTGGCCAGCCCCTGATGGCTCTCAATCCATGCCACTTTGATCCTCTCCCTGTGCCCTTCTCATGCCGGAATGACCTTCTTTGTGCCCGTGAACCGATGAATCAGATGCAGTTCCCCCGGCGGTGCCTTCGCAATGAGCCAGTTGTCCGGATTGAGACTCATAGCAGCGATCGCCTTCTTTTGCCGCAGTGTCGGTCGTTTGCCTCTCACGTTCATCGCCTCACTTTCCGCCGGCGCGTCCGGGAGCATATCGCCCGCACGAATTCGTGGTAGGTTGGTATGAAGCTCTCGTGAACAGCCCGCGACAATCCGAACCGTTTCATTTAGCCGCTCTCCTCCTTACAACTTCTGCTATGTCAGCCTCCATCACCAGCAAGATCCGATCTTTCGTTCGGACTCTGGCGAACGTCCGAGCGAGGCCCCAGACCTCGATGACCTCGCCCGTTTCGCCGGACTTCAACCGAACGACATCGCCCTTGAGCAGCGTCATTCGAAATCAATACTGGACTGACCGGGTTCAGCCTTGACATTAGATGGCTCGTTCGAAGCGACGTATTCTTCTTCCGCTTCTGCTTCGGGCGTAATGTCGATGATGCCGGCATCATTCACAGCCGGATCTTCGCCGTACTCCAGCTTTGTATCGACGTCGTTACTGTACGCCATCCGCATTTCGATGGAGAGAATCCCCCACTTCGAGAGCATGTTGCGGATGACCGTCTTGAGAGCCATAGCGTCAAAGTCGTTTTTCCAACCGAAGTCGCTCTTCGCGAAACGCTTCCGATGAGCCTCGATTTGCTCTTTGGTCCAGTAGACAGCCTTTCTGAATCCATTGACCAACTCGAAGTAGCCGGCGTAGCCGATGATGGCGTCGGACCTCTTCTTTTCGAAGTCGAGCACCAATTCTTCCGTCAGCGGATTCCATTTGACCAGTTCGCCTTCGTGGACAGGAAGCGCATTGAGCGCCTTGTAGAGGCCTGTCCGGAGCGCCAGTTGAATGTACCCCTTGTACCCGAGCTGGAAGGTTGCCTTGTTCCCGTAGGGAACAACCCAGGCATAGCCGAGGTTCTTGTCCACGGGCAGATCCAATGTTGCGGCCACCATGCAGGATCCAATCACACTCATCGGATCGCATTTCTGGAGATGGGTGTCCGAGTTCACGAGGTTGATGATGCTGGTCATGAATTGCGGCGCCCGCTTGCCCAGGACTTCATCAAACCGTTTTTTGATCGACGGGTTGTTCAGCAGCGACTTGACCCCGGCAATCGGGGTCAACTGAGCCCCGCCGCCTTCTCCGTTTGTTCCATTTGCCCTGGCACTCAGGGCAGCGTTCAGGTTTTGTTTTGCCATGGTTCATCATGCCTCCATTCGTCTGATTTCGAAGCGCCGGGAAGTCGTTTGCGTGGCGTACTTCGCGTATATGTCCGGCAATTCAGCCTTCAGCCGTTTGGTGTCGAGGCGGGATGACGAGACGGGGCGCCAAGCGATCTTCCAGTCCTTGAATCGGCCCGTCTCGTATTCACCAAGCAGCATCTTGATGTTGTTCGCAGCCTCTTCCTTGCGGGCAGCGGCCGCTCTTTCTACTTCAACCGCCTGCTCGTACTGCTCGATCCAGCGCTCGACGGCGGAAGGCAAGTCCAATTCCAATCCGTTCGATTCCGGGTACAGCCGCTTCATGAGTTCTGAAGATGCATTCGATCCGTCTGGTTCCGGCGGGATTTGCTTCAGTACGTGATTGTTCCAGAAGTCGGATTCGATCTTGATGAGATTGGCGATGATTTCCTCATCCCGTTCGATCCGTTTGCATACAAACCGGTTCCCGCCGATTAAAACCGCGATCCACCAGGCGCCGAATCCCGTCACGGCCATGTAATGATGGCATTGAATCGCATATTCCCATGGTATGCCATCACCGGCCCATTCATCTGCTTTGTAGGCGCTCGTCGTTTTGCATTCCAGCCCCTCGTCCTTGCCGACGATGAGACGATCGACGTTTGCCAGCATGAACGGATATTCCGGATGCTGAAGAATCGCATTTCGTCTCCTGACCTTCAGGCCAGTCCGGTGTGAAAATTCCTCAGCGACCAGATCCTCCAGCTTCTTCCCCCAGTACATGGACTCGTTTTCTTCAGGCGGATCGATCAAGCCGAGTTTTTCCATGTACACCTGTATGGGGGTTCGGTACCTAGACAAGCCGGCGACAGCGGATGCGTCGCTACCGCCGATGCCCTTCCGTCTCGCTTCCAGCCACTGATCGCGGGACATGTCTCTCGTCGTGGCTGCGATGACCATTGCCATGGTCACATCGCCTCCGCACAGCGCCATTTGGCGTCGTGGAATTTCAGAAAGCAGGAGGTATCTGCAAACCATTCGCCGTCGGCTTCGATATACTCGTAACCGGATACGATCTCTTGCCCGCATCCGCATGCGCATTCCCCGATGACTTCAGGCTCGCGTGCTTGAGGATCAGCCAGTCCAACCGCGAATCTGTCCAACGCAAGCATTGTACGTTACCTCCTTGTTGCCATTTCCCAACCGTGGTACAATGGCAGTGATGGATTGTTTTCTGATGGCCCGCCTTCCCGCGGGTCATTCTTCGTTTACAGGTTCGTACGTCTGTTCAAAGATGTCGGGCTTGCAGGGGTAGATTTCGCCAGCAATCCCCCGAATAATGTAATCCCCCGGCACGGCGCGGTGAACGCCTTCCAGCGTCTCGATGAACATCAATCCCGCGTCAAAGGTGATTTTGCCGTCCCTGATCGCCTCAACAATCCATTCCGGATCTTCTGTTTGATCAGGCCCACCGGTCCAGCGAAACGCTTCAATTACAACCGGCTTTTTGCGATACATACCCATCCTTTTCACCTGCCTTTCGTCTGGATTGATGCGGTCAGCCGCATCGTGGAGCGCTCGATCCCGGTGAGGGGGTGGACACCGTTCGAACGCTCTACGACGGGGCCGACGGCCCCTATTCATGCCCCTTTCTTGTGCTGGAGTTCAGATACCGCCCGGCACAGGCGGGCGAACGTCCCGTCCGAGATTGCTTCCGGGTGAATGCAGTGCCGGCCGTTCCCGAGCGTTTCCCGGACCGCATCCTCGATCGTGAGCCCGCGGCACATCACCCGGCAGTAGGCCATCGTGATGGCCGCCTGCTCGGCTTTCTTCGAGAGCCAGCGGAACTTCATAATTGCCGTTCCCCTTCCCGCGCCCCCGCAAGGCGTGGTATAATAAAAGAAAGCATATTTTCAAACCGCACTATCCGAGACGTCCGGCCCGCCCGCCGGGCGTTTCGCTTTTCTTCGCGCGCGAAACGGATCAGTTTCCGCAGGTACGCTTCCATGTCCGCGCGTTTCGCAGGGTCGATCCTATCCGGATGCTTCCGGATCCATTCGAGATTGTGCCGCGCCCGCCGAGCTGCCGCCTCAGCTTCACGCGCCAGTGCTTGTCTGTCCAACCGTCTTCCCTCCTTCGGTTTTTTGGCGGATTTCCTCCCGAACCAGCTCGAACGCCTTGAGCACGTTCCTGATGCTCTGGATTTGCTCGGAAGGTTTGTCGGGGCTCGAAACAATCACTACAACCGCACCGACAACGAATTCGTATCCGCCCGTCGTGCCATCCATGTGCTTGCGCAAAAATTCCGAAAATCCCTTGACTGTGGTGATCAATGATCAGTCCTCCCTTCATCCAACCCCGACCATGCCGAGAATCGTCTGCATGATCTGTAGCCCATCCAAGCCGCAGAAGTACGCGACCGCAACCTCGTGCGCGTTCGTCTCGCGGAGCCAGCGGAGGAATATTGACGCCGTCGGCTCCTTCGAACCAGTCTCGAATTTCGAAATGTCCGACTGGTTGTAGTGGAGCCGATCAGCTAATTCCTCCTGGCTGAGTCCGGCCCGGAGGCGCACAGCTTTCAAAATTGCACCCAAATCGCCTTTCACGTTCACCCCCCCTTCATTCCATCTCGGAATGGCACAGGGGTAAGATCGCGAGATATTCTAGTTGTGGCCCAACCCTACACCATCCCTGTGCCGCCAGCTCGCGTTGGGCTGGCGGGCTTTGTTGCGCGAAGCTTGTCCAATGAAAAGTGATTACGGGGAATCATCACCCGCCAGGCACTCATAGGCTGCAGTAGCGATTTGCGCATCGATCTGCTCGCGCTCTTCTTCTGTTTGGACAATGTACGCATCGTTGATTTTGCAGACCGTGTTCCCAAACCGGTACTCTGCGACGATCACCCCAGCATCACCCCTCGCCATATGGGTATGCGGGGTTTGAAGGTGGACGGCCCATCCTTTCATGCCGTTTCCACCTCTTGGGCAGCGGTAATCTGTAGTCTGTAAATAACGGATTCCGTTAGTTTATCGTCAAAAAAAACTTCTACCGGTTCTCCGAGGACATGAGCGATTACTTTTAGTCGCTCAACGTCAAGACTGGTGTCACCATTTGCAATATGACGATATCCTTGAAGAGACATTCCGAGTGCATTGGCCAACCTGGTTTTGGTAACACCTTTGGCTTTTCTGATTTTTTCTACGTTAATGTGCACCACTCTAATCACCACCTTCCGACTAACGCAATCCGTTAATTGAATAATACTAACGTTTTCCGTTAGTGTCAAGTCTAATTTCTCATATTCCGTTATATATGTATCGTCATACGTTAGTTGTTGGTATTATAATCGCGAGGAGGGTTACGCGATGCCATCTGTGGGCGAAAGGATTAAACGACTCC